CTGCGCAAGTCCGCCCCGGTCAAGTCCGTCCCGGTCAAGCACGCGCGGCTCAAGTTCGCCCCGGTCAAGTTCGCCCGGGTCAAGTCCGCCCGGGTCAAGTTCGCCCGGGTTCCGCCTGCTCCAAGCCATGCTCCAAGCCACAGCGCATGCTCCGCGATGATCTTCTGCATGTCCGTAGCAACCAGAGTGATTCCGCTCTTGCCATCTTTGGTTTTGTACGCGATTGTGGTGGTCATGATATTTGCTTTCTGGAGGGCTAAATTCCCTCGACAAAAGGATCATATAGAAAATAGACCCCGGTGTCAAGCTGATATTAAAAATAAATAGGCTGGCTGGAGGACTATGAGGCGCGGCGATAGGTCTCTGCATCGTACCCGGTAGCGAGGATCTGACCGGCCCCGTGTACCTCGATCTTGGCCCTGTCCCATCGAGCGCTCCAGCTGTTTGGCTGCTCGCAGGTATTGAAGCGCCGGGTATTGCCGGTGAGGAGATTGGTACGGCACCGCTCCGCGGCCGCGTAGGTGCGATGCCGGTGCTCGCATTCATCGGTTGCGGTGTGAATGCCGGTGCTGGCGCTCCACGAGTTTGGGTCTCTGACGATTACGGTGTAGTGGTGGTTCATTGTGGTGGTCATGATATTTGCCTTTCTGGAGGGCTAAATTCCCTCGACAAAAAGGAGCATATAGCAAATAGACCCCGGTGTCAAGCGGATATTAAAAATAAATATCCTCGGCCATCAATTCTGGTTCTCAGTCAACCTCCACCGCCTTCACCCTTGACCCGGATCGGCTTCCGCCCGGCGGCTCCTGGCGTCCATGCGCTGTGCCCCATCTTCTCCCGAGCACACTTCCTGCGCCTCAGAAGACACGGACCGCACGAGCTGTCCGAATGCTTCAGCTTCCTGTTCCCGCAACTTGCGCAGCGGCCTTCCGCCTTCTTCCTGCGCTGATACGCAAGCTGGCGGGATACCGCTTTCTCTTCAGCCATTTCGTCTGTCCTTTCTTTAACGGCCGGTCTTCCTCGGCGCAAGCTCATCGGCTATCGCTATCGCGCACCGACACTGGGTATGAGCAGGCGGACCGTCAAGCTCCCCAACCGATGTCTCGAACGGCTCCTCCATCGGGACGACGATTCCGTCCATCGGCTCGCAAATATAACACACCCGATCGTCCTCCGTGGACATCCATTCCTTCTGAGAACGGTCGGACATTTCCTCGGACTTGATCGCACTGCGCCATTCTTCAAGCTGACCGCGATTTATTGCCCCCAAGATTTCCGTGCGAGAAATAGCCATGGCCCGTTCCCGGATCTTCTTCGCCGCGTATTTCGCCACAAGCGCTTCCACTTTAGAAGGTCCAAAGTCCTTTCCAATTAGGCTCTGCCTGTAATTGAACACCGCCGTCACGCCTCGATCCGTCAAGCCGATCATGCTGCGAATCAATCGCGCTGTTCGATAGGGTGTGATCTTCTCCGCAAAAGACTTCACGACCGCCGCACGTATCCCGGCCCGAGTCGCCGCGTTGATCTGGACCACGCGATCCGCCGCATATCTCTCGGCTTGGCTTCTCCCGTGCGCTACCTCTCCGAGAAAGCCAGTCGAGAGAGTGCTCACCGTGTTTTCCTTTGGGCGGCTCTGGCGGCTAGCTTCTTCCCGCCCGCGTACGCCTTCGCCAGCCTCGCTTCGAGAATGGCAGTCGATTCGCCGATGTTCGCCTGGATCATATCCACGAGGTTCAAGGCGCTACCGGTCGAAGCGTGTATCACCATCTTGCCGGTCTTCGCCGAATTACGGAGCGCCACGAACGATGAGCGGATCTCCATGTCAAAGCGGGCTTCTATCTCGTCAGCGATCTTGAGGATCGGTCGCGCTCTCGAATCCATCGCCTACTCCTCCAGCGTGTCTTCGGTCGGATCCTCTTCCGCCTTCTTACCTGGATTCGGCAGTGTAAAGCCGGGATCCAATTTAATGTCCGCCTTCTCCTTCTCAGAACTGACGCCCTCACGCGCCCAGCCACCTTCCTGCAGCTTCGTGTAAAACGTCTCGAAGGAAATCGACCCGGCTTGATACGCATGCAGCAGCGCCTCAACATCCTGCGCCGACATCTTCACCGAAAAAAAGTCCTTGTTCAGTTCCACTTCACACTCCGCCGACAGCGGATCCTTGACCACGACAAGTCCAGACCACCACGTGTGCCACTTGAGGCACGTGCTCATCGCCCGCTCAAGGACCTGTCCGATGGTTCGAATCGTGGCGTGCTCGCCGGCGTGTCTCATCGCCACCGTCTGCGCCGCCTCTACACCACCGTTGGTATCCGGTTCCAAAAGACGCGCACCGAGAGCCGCCATCATCTTGCGCTTCTCCGACTCCGCCTTCTCCAGAGCACCGAGCCCCTGGCCGGTGTACTCCAGCATCCCGGCGTGTCCGCCCATGTCGAGAATCCACGCCGAGCCGGAGCCGATCTCCAATGGTCCCTCGGTCTTCAGCCCGCTTACCCACGGAGTCGGTAGTGCCGTCAGATGCCGTCCGTGTTCAAGGTCCGCCATCGTTCGGTAATGCGAGAGGTTGATGTCCACAAGATCAAGTAACGGCGGCCGATCCACATTCACGTTCGTTGAGGACGGGCCGATGCAAACGAACGGGATGAATTCTAACGGAGCACCACGCCGAAGCGGAGTGATGGCTTCGATCGTGATGAACTCAATCTTGTTGTTCGGGTCCGGCTTCACCACCGTCTGCGTGTATTGCCCATCCTCGATTGAGAGAATCCGATACCGCGTGTCGTCCTTCATCACGAAACGATCTTTCGAATCTTCGATGCGGATCGACTCGCGCAGAACGACACGCTTCAGAACTTCATGGCCCTCGACTCTATCGGTCTTCCACGACACGATGTCTTCGGCGAGGTACTTCACCCAGTACGGGCGGGACACGTGCGGGTTCGACCGAATCTCCGTGGCCATGTCTACAAGGACTCCAACGCGACCAACGAGCAGCGTCTCGATCGCAAGGTCGATCCCGAACGTGTCGAGCGAGGATCCCGAGAGGCTGATGTCCTTCAGGTGATCCACAATTTCGTCAGGACAACTCACCAATGGGGGCTTCTGAAACAATGCGCCGGAGAACCCGTTTACGGTTCGGGATGTCCCGTTGAAGAACATTCCGCGCTGCAAATACGCGCTGTACTTCTCGGGCCTCGTGATGTGGCTGTCGAGGCGAGGCAGGTATTCAATCCCGGCCGCTTTCACGGCGTCCTCGCCACTGTAGCAATCCCGACATCGCTTCCATCGCGAGTACGCTTCGCTGTATTCCGGACGCGGTGTGTTTACCGGCATGGCGTTCTATACTCCCTGGGCACCACGTCGCTCCCCTCCACGTCGCTCCCCTCAAGATGAGCTTTGATCGTGGCGTCGAGCCATGCATTCGCTGCCTCACGTGGCGTCTGGTGCCCGGCGCTTTGCGGATCGTCGATGATGATTCTGTCTAGCATTGTGCTACCCCCAGCTTACTTCGACTTGCTTCACGACTCTCGTCTTCGCCAGTTCGTTGAACGCACTCGACGAGCCATCGACCTGATCGTCCTGCTTCGCGCTCGGAAACGCCGTCACTTCGCTGAGATATTGCGCATTCCATACGCCTCGCAGAAGCTTAACATTCCCGGACTGAGCCTGTGACCGATATGGACTCGCGCGCACCGTCTTGTCTCCGGTGATCTGGACCGGCACGTAGTCAAAGCCCACCATCGCCCTCGCCCGCGCTTCGACCACCGCCTTACCGGATGATCCGCCCTCCTTCTCCTCCGCCACGGTGCATTCCCTCCCGTCGGCTCGCGCTGTCTCAAGCATGATCTTGTCCACGTCAGCCGGCCCCCACTGCCCGCGAACTACGTCCTCGACGTAGAAAGTCGGACCGATCTGCGTGATCTTCACCCCGACCGTGTAGTTCCCGCCACCAGCGGTCGCCGCCGTATCCCATCCCCGCACCGACCGGCGCTTTCCCTCCGGAAGCTTCTCGATGATGCCAAACCACTCCCGCTTGAACAGGCCGCCACCAGCGGGGGACGGACGCTGCTGCAACTGCCCGGCGACGTTGTACTCCTCGCCGAGTGCAATCTCAAGCTTCTTCACCTTCTCCTCGTCGAATAGGGTCGGCCAGAGAAGCTCGCCCTCAACCGTGCGCTGATCGAGCGGGTCCGGATAGAACATTCGGCCGCCGGACTCGACAGGCTTCGCTTCATACCGCATCGGTAGGCGCAAGTGTTCCCAGCCTCCCTTGTCAAGAAGATGTCCAGAGAGATCCTCACCGTGAAGGCGCTGCATAATTACGATGATGGCCGCGTTTCGCGTCACGCCGCGAGTCGTGATCGTCGAATCGAACCATGAATTCACAAATTCTCGATCCGCCTTTGACCGGGCCTGTTCGGCTGTCAGCGCGTCGTCAATGATGATCCGGTCGGGATGGTCTCCGGTCGCCGCTCCGCCGACCGACGTTGCGAACATCCATCCGCCCGCCGTCGTCTTGAAAAGCTGCTTCGCGTTCTGATCCCCTGCAAGCCGCACCATCGAATTCTTCTGGTACCACTCGCTCTGGACAATGAGCCGGACGCGCAGGTTATCCCGGAGTGAAAGGTGCTCGCCGTACGATGCCTTCAGATACCTCAACTCCGGGTTGCTGAACCACTCCCAACACGGCCACGCCACCGAGAAGAGAATCGACTTCGTTGTCGCAGGCGGAACGTTCACAAGTAAGCGCGTCACCTCTCCGCGCGTCACCGCTTCGAGCCGCTCGCACTCCACGTCAAGATGCCAGTTCCATTTGATCGGCGTGCCGGGCTCGATGAGTGACCAGACCAACCTCGTGAAGTAGGCGAGTGAAGATCGCGCCTTCTCCACTGACTCTTGATCGTCGGCGGCTCTGACGTTACGCCGCAGCGAGATCCTCTTCAGCGACTCGATGACCCGGACCTTCTCCCGCTCCGATAGTCCAGAAAGGCGTCCGCTTATTGCTGATAGGGTCGCGAGCGCTTCAACGTTCATCGCTTATCGGCAGAGGGACAGAAACTCCGCTCGACATTCGGCATTCCTAAACACGCCCTTCAGCGAGGTGGTCACCATCTCGGCGCGCTGCTTCTTCACCCCCCGGCACGACATGCACAGATGCCGCGCTGTAATCATCACGGCTGCGCCGAGTGGCTCAAGATGCTTGACGAGTTCGGTCGAGATCGCTTCCGTAAGTCTCTCCTGAATCTGAAGTCTCTTGGCGAAGCAATCCACCAGCCGCGCCAGCTTAGACAAGCCAACCACGCGCTGCTTCGGGATATAGGCGACGTGGGCCACCCCGGAAAACGGAAGCAGGTGATGCTCGCATGTCGAGGTGAAGTCAATATTTCTGCACACGATCATCTGGTCATAGCCTTCGCCGTGAAAGTCTCGTGCGAGAATCGCTGCCGGATCTTCTGAGTAGCCCGAGCAAGTCTCGCGCATCGCTCGCACCACTCTTGCCGGAGTGTCAAGAAGGCCTTCGCGGGCTGGATCTTCCCCGATTGCAAGCAAAAGCTGCCGAACGGCTTCCTCGCCAGTCATGTAATCCCCAAGAGCTTATGTGTCTGTACCGATAGGCTCCATGTTGGATTCTCCAAGCAGAGCCGAATGCAATGTTTGATGTTCTCTCGATCCGGCGCGGCACCCGAAAACTGTGGCGAAAGGAAATACCTTCGAGCCTTGACCGATGGGCGCGGTACGGCAAGCTGCCCGGAATGCCGTACGTACCGAAGCTCGTCAATCTCTGCGGGCATGTTTTTCTTCACTACATGTTCGGCGACCTTTGGAGAGCAGGTGATGTAGTCCAGACCGGCCGGCGGTTTGTGATTCCCGTTCGTCTCGATCGCTTGCATGTAGCCTGCGGCTTTGAAAAACGCCACCGCCTCGGCGGTCAACTGAAGGCTTGGCTCACCACCGGTCCAGACGATCCAACGACATGAAGACGATAAAAGCCGGAGCTTCTCCAGCAGCGCCTCGGCCGGCAATGCCTTCCCGCTCTCAAACTCGGTGTCACAGAATCCGCAGGTAAGATCGCATCCCGATAGCCGGACAAAAAGCGACGGATCGCCAGCCCGCCCGCCCTCGCCCTGAAGTGAGTAGAAAATCTCAGATATCTTCAGGTCAACCACGGTATTCACATGAACTCGTGCACGTCTCGTGAACCCGAACGGCGACAAGCAGTGACAAGCTTGGCTTCAGTTCATCGAACAGCCATCGAGCGATTGCCTCACTTGTCGGGTGCGTCAGCGGCAAGGTGTCGTTCAAATAGTGGTGATCTAGTTTCTCGTCAAGAATTGGCTTGATAGCACCAGAGACATCTCCGAAGTCCATCACCATTCCGGCCTTCGGCCCCTCGGCCTCGAGTTCCATTGACTCCAGAATGAGAACCGCCAACCATGAGTGACCATGTAGGCGCGCGCACTTTCCGTCGTGCTGCGGCAGCATGTGGGCCGCTTCGAACTTCACTTGCTTTTCAAGCCTGAACATCCGCGTTCTCCTTCGCATACTTGGTCGGGTCGTCAACTCCGGCAACCTCGAAAGCCTCGCGCCTCTCTACGCATATTCCGCATTCTCCGCAATGAACACCCGGCACACCTTCATAACACGAGTACGTCATGCCGAATGGTACCCGAAGCGCCACCCCCATCAAAACGATGTCTGCCTTCGATAGCTTGACGAACGGGCGAATGATCTTCACGGCATACCAGTCGGCCAAACCTAGTGCTGTATCTAGGGCCGCGACGAACTCCTCGCGGCAGTCTGGATAGATCGCATGGTCGCCGGCATGGGCGGCGTAAGCGATGGAGTCAGCCTTCCGACTAATTGCCCACGCGCCCGCGACAGCGAGCATGAGCATGTTGCGATTCGGAACGATGGTCAGCTTCATGCTCTCTTCTGCATAGTGCCCGTGTGGTACCGCAAAATCATCAGTCTGACTGCTCCCGCCAAGCAATGGTCTCAGCGCCGACAAATCTGCCACCTGATGTTCAACGCCTAGCATCTTGCAAATTAGACTTGCCTGATCCACCTCGTGCCGATGTCTCTGCCCATAGTCAACCGAAAGCGTGAGGACTTCATGCACCTCCGCTCGCAGTTTGTAAAGCAACACCGTCGAGTCAAGACCGCCGCTGTAAATCAAGACTATTCTCATGTCCTGCACCTTTTCAAATAGCCTTCACGAAAGAGTCACGCCCGGTTCGACTAATTGCCCACTATGCAGAAGAGAGCATGAAGCTGACCGTCGTTCCGAGTGCCCGTGTGGTGGTTGTCCTGCCCTGCTGGCGACGGCAAGTCATGGGCAACCCATTTAATTCGGTCATCCGCTTTGCCCACTTCGCTCTCGCCCTCCGCTCAAGCCGCAAGTACCATTCAATCTCCGAACGAAGATCCTGACTTCCGCCGCGCACGCTCATATCTCCGTAGGACTTCCACTGCCCGAACTTACACGGACCAATCTCCCAGTTTGTCGCATCCACAGAATGCCACGGAACCGCAAGAACTTGCTTCTCGGACCCAAAGCCGAACCCGTGAATCCTGGCGGGCCACACGCGAGCGAAGCACTGCTCCACCCACTTCATCTTAGCCGCTCCGCGCAAAAGGGCGACACCTCCGAGAGCAATCTTTGGATAGTCCTTCGCGATGTGCTTGAGGTCCATCTCTGGGCTGCCACGATGAAAGGTAGGAATAGCGGGAACGCCGGCCTGCCACATTCGCTCACAGTTCTTGAGACTAGCCTGCGCGTCGCCTATCACGTCCAGAGAAAATACTTCTGTGAGCGTCTGGTCCTCGGCAAGCAGCCGCTTCGCCGTTTCGATGTACGCCTCTAGGCTTATCTCAATGCCGCTATAGTATACCGAAAATGCGCCAGAATCCAGCACCCAATCCCGGTATGCATAACGGTGCTGGTTCTTGAGGAAGCCAGCAAGATATGCGTATGACACGAGCAGCGCCGGTCTCGATTCTTGCGGAATCTGACTAGCACCATTCTTGCCCATCAACACATTATCACCTTGCGCCCCTGGTGCGTGCGCCAACCGTACCGAGAGTTCCTTCAAGGTTGAGTCACCAGAATTCCTGTCACGTGCAAACCCAACCGTACCGAGACTGCCACGTTGCCCCCCCCCTCTGGATGACAACCATCATCCCGCAAGAAAATCGGCGCAGATTAGCTCGACTATTCTTCCATCGCTCGCCTCTTCTCCAGCGTCGGGTGTTGCCTTCTCTTTCGCTCTATCGAAGACCGCGCGCTGTTCCTTCGTCAGCTTGATTGGATCACCCATCAGAACATGCTCATCGAACGCCTCGACCAACGCCGGAGCCCACTCGGCCTTCAGCAGATTCTCAAGCTCGTGGTCGTCGTACCCGGTCAGGGTCTTGTCCATGTCTTCGGCCATCTCTTTGAGCAGCACTCCAAGAACTTGATAATCCGTCTCCGCAAGCTCCGCGATCCGGTTGTCCGCGACAAGATGAGCCCACTCATCCGCCTCATTCGCGAACTCCTGAACGTCAACCGGCACGCGCTCCTCGCCAAGCGATATCGCCGCCGAGAGTCGAGCGTGTCCAGCCACTACGAAACCGGACCGCGCGCTCACCACTACCGGCGACCGCCAGCCCTGATGCTTCACGATCTTGGCAAGTAGCTCGATCTGCTTCTCTGGGTGCTGGTTCGGATTCCTCGGGTGAGGAACGAGAGCCGTCACCTCGCGCATCTCTTTATACGAACATCGGACCGCAACACCGGGCTTCTTCTTCACCACCGCCTTCTGTTTCTTGGCCGGTCGTTTCTTGACGCTCATTCCGCCCCCGCACTCTCACCGTCTTCAACCAAGGACTGGATGTTCAGATCCGGGAAGATCGCCGACAAAGCCTGCCGCGCCTCCTCGTCCGTTTCGATCTTAACTGACACCCGGTCATTCTGCCCAAGGATCGTCTTGCCCGTCCACACCAGCATCGTGCCCTGAGCTGCGTGGCCGTCCGTCAGCGCCACCACTATCTGCTTCCGGCGCAGGCTGATATTCAGATCCGCCCGTCCACCCTCTATGGCTTCTTGCACCCCAAACTGATCCTTGATCCGATGCGCGAGTGTGTGATCCTCCATCCCCATCGCCCGCGCCATTTCCCATCGTCTTGCTCCCACATTCGCCATCCTTCGAAGCTCGGCGATCTGCTCGACCGTGAGCATCTTCCTGGGTCGCCCGTTGATCGGGCCAGGTCCGTATCGTCTCTTGTTACCTTTGGCCTTGTCTGAGCCGGTAACTTTTCCCTTATTCATTTGGTTTCCGTTCTTTTATGTACTTGAGGCTGAACGGGTTGACCGTTGCTGTGCTCTTTGCGATACGACGTTACTTTTTACCAACTCCAGCCTCCGCCATCAATGTCGCCAAAGCGGATCCGACCAGATAGGCAATCGCGACTGCTCCGACAACGACGTAGTCCTTCAATTTCTTCTTCATCGCCTATTCGCCTTCCTGCTGGCCTTTCATTCGGGAAGCCTCGCGACAGCCTCGACGACCAATAGCCCAACGAACAAACATCGCTCACTCCCGAGGTCCGTGCGCCAAGCATCTATGATGTAGGTGGCCGGTTCGATCACGGCGCTCTCTGCGGCAGTGATCGGTCCAGCGAAGGTTCCGCTTATCTCGTTCGTGTGGGTGCAAGTGACTGGGCCCACCAGCTTGGTCGTCGTGTTTGGCGAGCGCAGGGTTGGAGAGCGCGCTACCGTCATCTTAATCGTCCACCCGGTGATGTTTGTTGCGGTCGTGAAGGCGAAAGGAATTGTGACCGATTCGCCGCGGCAGATCGTGATGGTTCCTGTCTCAGCCATGGTGTGGTACCCCCTATGAAACCGGAACGGAGGAAATAATCGCGATTGAGGCTCCGGCCGTCAGTATCACGGCGATACTCACCGACATCGTCGCGTGAATGCGCGGTTCGAAGACGTTCGGGGCGAAGAAGACGTTCGGGTCGAAGACGTTCGGGTCGAAGACGGGATCAGCCATGCGCTACCGATCTACCGGCAAACCGCTCCAGGGATCGCCTGACAGATGGTGAGAAGCGCGGCCGGGCCTTTGGTGGCAAGGGCGGCGTTTATGGCTTCGATTCGCGCGGCCTTGAGTCTGTCCATCTTGGCGGCGGTTACCTGCGCTTGCTGAGCCCGGGCGAAAAGGAGATCCGATCCAAAGTGCTTCTCCGCCGGGAGTCGGCCGTCGGTGCAAGGGCTCACCGAGTGGGACACGCACCACGCGGTCAGGACATCGGCGTCAAGGCATCCATCATCGAGGCCCTCACGGTTGCATACGTTGTCCTTGTAGGTCTGGTGTGCGGCGGCCACGGCATCAGCAAGGGTCTGAGACTGAGCCGGAAGCACCAGCGCGAGAAGGAGAAGGGAGAGGGAAAGTTTCTTCATGGTGGGCCTCTATTGACAGGTGACCGCTCCTGCGCCATGGCTTTTCACGATGGCGTAGAGGGTGACGGTGGTGGGGACGATGGTGGTGAAAACTGGAGTGACCTTGAGCGAGATCGTGGGCGACGTGCCGGTCGCAGTAAATCCGATGGTGGCCGAGCCCGAGTTGTTCGCCGAGCTCGATGCCGTGACAGTCGGAGTTGAGACGGTCATCACGGTGGCCTTGTTGACAAAGGCGAGGTTCGCCGACTGCGTTTCCGAGTCGAAGTTCGTTCCATCGGTAGCCGTGAGGGAGAGTTCAACCGACGCGCCACCGCCCGAGTTTGAGGCGAGAGCGATGGTGGCGAATGTGGTGGCTGTCGCGCTGGTGTTGCTCAGAATCTTTGAAGCGCATACCGTGAAGGCATTGGCTGTAGTCTGAGCCGTGGTGCCTGTCGCCTTGGTCAATGCCCGGTTGATGTTGTTCTGGTTCACGCCCGTGCCGGTTCCGATCTGAGAGCCAAGGGTAAGGCTAGATGCCGCGATGTCCGTTCCCGTGATGCCGTCGTGGGCCTTTAGGGTCTGCGCGACTGGAGAGCCGTTGACATCTACGCCAAGCTGGATAGCTGCCGCAGCGTCTTTCATAAAAAAAGCATTTGGGCCGGTGGTAATAAGTCCCGAAGCATTTGTGCCCCACCCTATTTTCAGATTTGTAGTCCCGACCAGTCCTTCCCCAGACCAGTTCATGCCAATACAATATGTAGCTGCATCAGTACAGAGGCTCACTATTCCTTGGGAGGATGTGTAGTAAAGACCGGCGCTTAAATCTCCGGTCACGAATCCGTAGGCAGGAGTACCCGCCGTGGTATTTCTGACGCCACGAATCGAGACTAGTGGGGTAATGGCGGTATTCGAAATGGTCAGAGTACTCGCCAAGGACTGCGGCGTCGTGCTGGATGCGCCTATCGTGGGCGTCTTTATAATCACCGCAGGCGATGCGCCCGCGCCCGTGCCGATGCCCGAGGCGAGGCTGAGGCTCGCGCCCGCGATGTCCGTTCCCGTGATGCCGTTGTGGGCCTTTAGGGTCTGCGCGACTGGAGAGCCGTTGACATCTACGCCAAGTTGGAGGGTTGGTGATGGTATCGAGAGCGTGATCGCACCCGTAGAACCGCTCGCGGCAATCTGGTTCGCGGTCCCCGTGATCGTCGTCGGGAGCGCCGTGCATGTCTCCACGACGCCCGATGCATCGACCCCAAGCGGGAACTGATCCGCTGAGCAGTTCGCACCGTTCGCAGCGAGGGCAGTGGCGGTCCCAGCGTTGCCGGTCGTGCTGCCCGATGAACCGGTAACGTTCCCTGTCACGTTGCCCGAGAATGTCCCCGTGGTCGTGCCGGGGAGGGTCGGGGATGATGGTATCGAGAGCGTGATCGCACCCGTAGAACCGCTCGCGGCAATCTGGTTCGCGGTCCCCGTGATCGTTGTTGGCAGCGCCGTGCAAGTCTCAACCGCACCCGAGGCATTGACCCCAAGCGGGAACTGACCCGCCGAGCAGTTGGTCCCGTTCGCAGCGAGAGCGGTAGCGGTCGCGGCATTTCCGGTCGTTGATCCGGATGAGCCGCTTACGTTGCCTGTCACGTTGCCCGAAAATGTGCCCGTGGTGGTGCCCGGAAGCGTCGGACTGGTCGGGATTGAGAGCGTGATCCCGCCGGTCGCTGCGCTGGCCGTGATCTGGTTCGCGGTCCCCGTGATCGTTGTTGGCAGCGCCGTGCAAGTCTCAACCGCACCTGAGGCATCGACCCCAAGCGGGAACTGACCCGCCGAGCAGTTGGTCCCGTTCGCAGCGAGAGCGATAGCCGTCGCGGCTGATGTGGCGGAGGTCGCATTCGACGCCAGGATGGACGAGTGGCACGCCTGCCCGCCCGCACCATCCCCGTTGATCCCCACGAGGCGCAGGAGGACATCAGCCTTCGCGGCCGTCGCCACAGAGACGGAGGAGGAAACGGCGATAGCGATGGCATCGACCGCGACCGAAGGCCCTGACGCGCTGTCAAGGTAGGCCCACCCGCTCGCGCCCGTGGTGTCCGTCGTGTACTGGAGCCGCAGGGCAGACGTAGCCGCGCCTGCCGCGATCACCTGAGTCGTGAGCCGAATGGTCGATGTGTTGGCGAGGTTCGCACGCCAGCGGTACGTGGTCACCCCGCAGAACTCCGTGAGAGCGGCGGGTTGAATGGGCCACACGATCCCGGTGGGCACGCTAGCGATCAGGATCGCAGGCACGGTATGCGCAGCGTTCCACTCATCCTTCGAGACTTTCGTCGCATCGCCGCCCTGGGGCATCCCGCTCACGAATGCATGGATGACGTTTTGGGTCGCCTCAATTCGGATCGCGCCGAATTGGGGGTCGGTCGCGAAGGCAGGCACCGCGACGAGAACCCCTAATAGCGCCGCCAGAATCTTCATGCGTTGTTCCCCCTCTTGCTCCCTGTTGCTAGGTCAATCGCGACCAGTTGCAGATTCTTCACCGCCACGCGCAGCTCCAGCACCAGTTCCCGAATCTGCGCCCCGTGACTCTGTTGCTCCTGCTTGAGCAGTGCAATCGAGGTCCTATTATCGGCATCGCTCACCATAAGCTTTTCGATCCGCTGCTCATTGATTCCGACCTGCCGCCGATTGACAGCCCAAGAAGTTACGATCGCAACAAAGACGGTGCCGATGGCGACCCAAAGTTTCGGATCATTGAACGTGTCGACGGAGACGATGGCGAGGTCGAACAAGGCGACGGTGAGGATGGCGAGGTCTAACACGGCTTCAGAACTTCCATCTCTTCAAGCGTGCGCTGATGCCGAACCGCACCGTGTAGGGCTTCGCGGCGAAACGGGAGGCCTCAAGCGGGATTGCCACGTCGCCGAACCACGAGGCACCGTCGTTGATCTCGTAGACTGCCGAGCCGAGGAACGCTAAGCCGCCAACGGGGCCGTGATGCCCCACCGACGCAATGATGTAGCCGCGATTTTGCACATCGAACCGTGCACCACCAGCGACCGTCCACAGTCTCGGATCGGTAGGCTCAATGTTAGCGTCACGATCCCATGTCACGCCAGAAAATGCAAGAACCGAAAAGCCAGAGCCTACGTCCTTGCGACCGCCGGCGAAAGCCTCCACTGAGCGAAATGTCTGGATGTCCAGTACATCGCCCTCCGTCGGGCTGTCCTGGGTGCGCGTGTAGTCCACTCGGGCGAATGCCGTAATGCCCTCCGGGGCTGGCACACTCAGCGACACACGACACACAAAGTCCCTATGGTCAGGCTCGCCGCGCGAGGCGAACTGCATAGCACCGCAGTAGAGAGCACCGGAGGCGGCGGCGGGTGATTGCGCGGAGGCGGCGGCGGGTGATTGCGCGAAGGCTCCGGAGGGTAGGAGAGCCAGGAGTACAATCACGCCCACCTTATTGGCCGCGTCGATGGGTTTGTTGTTGTGCTTCCAGAAATTCATGAGCGCGACCGACGCGCCGCGCGCGACGAGTACGATGATACCAACATAGGCACCATTGATCCCGACACCAGCGAGGAGGGCCTCAAGGGCCTGCCCGTCGGAGAGCCCCATGCCCACCGCGTAGATGACCGCGTAAAGCAGAAACGCTCCGATGGCCTGCGCGCCCTTGACCAAACTGACCTTAGGATCTGCTCCCATTTTCGTCTCCTTGTCGTATTGATTCGCCGCCCGCGATATCGCGAGGCCCGTCTTGAGTTTCTCGATCATGCCAGGCATGCTAGTCCGATATATCCCGGTGCGATGAGCGGGTAGACGAGATGGCCGAGGAGGCCGGGCTCTCGCGGTCTGCCATGATCTCCTCACTCATCGGACAGACGCCTCGAAAATCGCATTGAATTGCTCGATGCGATCCGCCAACGGAATCGCCAGCACCGCCGTCACAATGCACCGATCCCCCGCGCGGGTAGACGCCCGGAGGGTGGGGGTGTAGTTCTGCGCGGTATCCGTGAGCGTGCAGCTCGATGGTGCCCCCATCACTACCCGCGACGTTTCGAGGTACCAGATTGGGAACCTGTTGCGATTGCACGAGTCGGGAATCTGAACCTCACCGGAGCGAGGGGTCGCATCAAGTCTGCGAGATTCGCCCGGGGCGATGTCCCGGTCATCCGCGGCCGCGGAGTGGAAGCCAAGCGTCATGCGCGTTGGGAGACATGGGTCAGCGGCCTCAGGGGTCGGACTCACAGTCGGTCGGACAGACGGCGATGGAGTGGCGATCGCGGAGGGACCGCTTACGGTTGATGTTGCGCACGTGGAGCCCCCGGTGCAGATGAGGTTCCCCAGGTCGCACGCGGCCGCCAGGAGGAAAACCACCGCGGCAAGCAGGGCGGTAGCAGCGGTGGGAGTCGAACCCACTGATTGCTGGTTATGAGCCAGCCGACGTAACCGTTCGTCTCCGCTGCGTCGTTCCGGGTTCACCGCGAACCTCCAGGGGTGGGGCTGGGTGTCGGGGTCGCGGCGGGCGGCGGGGTGGTGACCGGCTTCGGCTCCTGCGGCGCGGATGTCTCGATGCGCCCGCTTTTGTTCAGGGGATTCAGCAGCTCGGCGCGCATTGCAAAGGCGCAGCCCGCCGTGAGGACCACGAGGGCCAGGGTGAGGGTCTTACGCATTGGGGCCTCCCAGGCCGAGGGATGCGCAGCCGGTCAGGCTCAGCGCGAGGAGTGCGGTTATCAGTCTCAGTCTCATGATCGTAGCTCGTTCCGCGGGCGAAGAAACTTTTCGCCCTGTAGTCTGTAGAGTCCTAGCTGAAGCACGTCGGCCTCGCACGACCGCCGCTCGTCGAGGAGCGGCCGTCCGTCTGCAAAACGCCACCAGCGGAGAGCCTCTATCACGAGCGTAATAGGCTGCCGAGCGTTGTATCTGGCAATACTTGTCGAGCGGTCGAACGCGGGTCCGATGTTGTAACGCGCGCTCACAAAACAGTCGACGGCCGCCTGGTCGATATCGTCGCGCGTACAGGCATCGATGGCTACTTCGTCCCGACTCAGCCGCAGCCGGAAGGACGCTACGGCCGTCAGATCAGAAGCGAAGCGATCCGCCAGCGTAACTCGGCGTTCGCCGCCTGGGCACATCAGTGTCGTCTGCCCGACGCCGACAGTGGGGATCCCGCCCGCGTCAAGGTACGCCCGCAGCTTTACGCCACCCTCAAGGCCGACGAGCCAACGCACGCCCTGCTCGGACATGGTACGGATTCGTTTTCGCGCCTTGCGATCGACTTCGGCCATTCGCTGCACCAAAAAAAAGCCTCATGATCTTGCGATCCGAAGCGCTGTTTGTTGCAGGGCTCCGAGGCCGGTCTAACGTCTGGTAACGAGCGTTACGACGCGCCGGGGGGCTGTTTGTCGCAGGCCCGATGCTTACCCGTCGCAGAGAGGGTAGCACGAACCATCCCCTAAAAGTCAAACTGGTTTTTTACGCAGGCGGATCCGTGGGGGTTGGACGGTCACTCGTCTAGCGACGATTGCTCCTCCTCCTGGATTGCGGTTCGCGATGTTGCCCGGCCTTGGCAGCGGCCAAGCGGGCTGAGAAGGCGAACGCTTGAATTGCGGTCCAGCCTTTTCGGCCATCGAATATTTCCAGCACCCATACTGTAATCGCTTCCCTTTTCTTAAGGGCTTTCACGGCCTTGGCGTAGTTGCGCCCCGCCAGATCGTCTTCGAGCCCGTTGGCGATCATGTAGCCTAGCCGCTCTTCCCCACATCGTCAATCTCGGCGTGCCCGTCCCGAACCGCCGCCCGCGCAAGACCCATCCGGTCAGGAGGAACCGACTGAGACAGCATCCGCAACTTGTCGTATCCGGCCTGACCCAGCATGGCGATCAGCCCCTCAGTCCATTCGTACGTATGCGTCGTGTAATGCCCGTGGCAGCCGTGGCACAGAGTCGTCGCGCATCTCCTATCCCACCGGGTTGAGATCCTGCTCCGGGTGAAGAAATGGGCACATTCAAGATTGATCTCGACGCGACACCCGCTACAGCACCGATCACGCCCGACGATGAACTTCCGAAACGCATCGTCGGCGCGTTCCTTCAGACGCGAGAACTCGCTCCTGCCCAACGAAGACAGGGCGCGGGTTCCCTTTCGCGTGATCGGCTTGCGCTCGATGCCGGTACGTCTACCAATCAATTCTGTTCCTCAGGTGGGATCTCGAAGGCGAGGACACCTTGCAGTTCCTCCTCGCTCGCGTCTCGGGTGGAGACGATGGCCTTCGTGTCGAGGCGGCGCAGCGTGATCTTCTTCGTTGCAAAGTCGAGACTTTCCTCACACTTCACTTCCTGGCTCTCTTCGCCGGCTTCAAGAATGCGGGCCAGCCTCATGATCGTGTCGGTCAACTGCCGCCGCTCGCCCCTGAAGGTTGCCGCCGTCAATTTGAACGTCACCTCCAAATCGTCCCGCTCGATCTCCGCCTGCGCCAGTTCATCTCCGCGCAGACGCTTTTCTTCCTCGGTCAACTTTACGGCCAGCACCCTCGTGCCGGTCGCACTCAGCTTCTTCTTCGTCGCCATGTCTTTCGCTTCTCCTTTGAATTCGCGAACACCCAGCGTGTCACTTTCTGAAATCATACTCCGACGCTCGCCATCCAATCGAAACATGCGATGTTCAAAGCATCCGCGATATTGTGGTCAGGGGTCCTGCTTCGCGACGTCCGTTTGAGATCCACTCCCGGCCACCGTCGCTGACACGCAAGAACCGACCGGACCTTCGTGTCGCCAGCGCCGCCGCCAAGAATGGCTTTCTGCCACGTCCTCGGCCCCGGCCTACTCACCGAAATCCCGCAGGACCTAAGCAACCACTCCCAGGCCGCACTTTCGCCGCGCCCAAAGTTTGCGAACGATCCACCCATGCTAGACGGAAACGGATGCGCCCTCTCGACCGCAGCGCTGTAATCGCTTGCTGGCACGAGCGTGTGGACACGTTCGATGATGGCGTCCACGTCAAATTCCTTCGGACTGAGCATCGGAATCGGCGCTGCCCACAAAATCATCGGCCAACCCCCGATCAGCGCATAGTCGTCAAGACAGGCCCATCCTCCGGTTTTCCCGGGATCTACACCGAGGTACCTCACTTTCCTTTCGCCTTTCGGTTCCGAGACAGCATAAGCCGCTCCAGCGCCGGGCGCTCTCCGGTTGGTTCATACATGACGATCAATGTCATTCTGGCTCCTCCTCGGCTTCCTCCGAAAAGCGCTGATGCTTTCCCGTGAAAATCAGAGTCACCGTCCCGCATGGTCCAACTCGGTTTTTCTCGACCATGATGTTCACCGCCACGGGAAAGCTCCGATCCGCGTCCGCGTTGACGCGATGGAGAAGCAACGCCACATCGCAATCTGCTTCGATGGAACCAGAGTCGCGAAAGTGCGAGAGTCTCGGCTTCTCGTTGTCCGCGTTGGCCGCTTGGCGGTTCAACTGGGCACACACGATCACGGGCACGCCAAGATCTCCGGCCATTGCTTTCAAGCCGGACGAGATCTCCGTGATCTCCTCGTTCCTGTTCGATCTAAACTTGCCCTCGGATCTCATCAACTGGAGATAGTCCACCACGATCAGCCCGAGTCCGTGCTTCGTTTTAATCCGCGCCGCCCTAGCCCGAATCGGGCCGAGTGATGGCGCGTACAGCTTCTCGACATAGAGCGGGGTCTTGCTCTGGCGTCCGAATACCTCTGCCATCCGAGCCATGTGCTGCTCGTGTCCCCACTGCAGCGCGTACCGAGATATCTCCGCCTCGCCGCACGCCCGCACGACCGCAAGTTCCGCCGCTTCCATTTCTAGCGAAAAAAAAGCCACGACGTGCCCCTCGTTCGCCGCGTGGTCTGCAATCTGGAGAGACAACGACGACTTGCCAACGCTCGGCCTCGACCCGATGGCGATGTACTGCCCGGCCCGGAAGCCGCCGGTCATTTCGTCCAGCCTCTTGAATCCGGTTGGAATCCCGGTCGGACGCCCCTGAGACGCCACCAGTTCTTCGACCGTCCGGATCCCGAGCCTAGAAAGCGCCAACGGATCAAAGCTCGTCCCGTCTTGGGCCACCGAGTCAAAACCGAACGCGAGAGACCGCAAGAAGGCCAGGAGCCGCTGAGAATCCAGGGCAGGGTCTAGAGCCATGGAGTCGAGCTTAGCGATCTCCTGGGCCAGCCTTCGTCGCCTACCGGCCTCTTTGACAGCCTCGACCCACCCCTCAACCGCGCTATCAGTCGGATAGGGCAGGTCGTCGATCAGGGCGTCAATAGCCCCGCGCTCCGCCTCTGGAAGCGAGCCCTTCACCGATATCGCGTCGATGGACCGGCCCCGCTCGTAAAGTTCTCGAATTGTAACGAAGACCAGCCGCGCGTCTGGTCCAAAGTGATCGGCCCGCAGGGCCTCGACTACCGAACCGAAGATCGAACCGTCGATGAGACAGGCCCCGAGGATTGCACGCTCGGCCGGAAGCATCACTCGTCTCCCTTCGCTGCGCGGATGTGCCACAAGGCTTTCATCGCAGCCCTGCCTCGAGAATCTTTCACCAGTGCAAACGCCGCCAAGATCCGCGCCGCCCCGGCCCACTGTTCGTCCACGCTCTTTCGCTCTGGGCAATCACGAAACAGCGGATTATCCGGCTCAGGAACGGCCACGGATTCTGGTACCGGATCAGTTGCCTGCATTGTTCTTGGCCTCCTCGGCATCAATCGCTGCGCGGAACTTTCGGCGTGCTGCTTCTCCGGCCGCTATCTGCTCTGGAGTCCGGGCCGCCTTTTCCGCTTCCCACTCAGCGATCTCTTCGCGTTGCCTCTGTGCGGCTTCTTTGCTGAAACGATCACGCTGAAAGCCCGTCGCCAATTCGTAGATCTCTGCAATACTCGGAAAAAACCTGCACTGCTTTACGGCCGCCTTGACAGCCTTATCAAAGTCGGCATGATGCAGACCGCCCAGGGCTTCCGCGTAGGCGGCTACGTTAGCCTCATCAAAAACGATCGCCATCGGATAGCTGGCGCGGAGACGTTTGAATCCGATGCCCAATTCTTCTTTTTTCATGTTGTGCTCTTTTTTCTAAAACAATGTCAATCGCATCAAAACCGCTTTGGGTCTTGGCATTAAGCTGTGGTGCCGATAGGGCGCGTTGGCGGGCCTCCAGTGAGTCGGCCAGCATTCTCAGGACGATCAGTCCGGAGTCCTTCTGCGGAACGCCCAAGTCACCACACATCTGCCAGCGGTGGACCGAGAATGATGGGCGATCCTTGGATCGAACAGAGTCCACGAAGGCTTGTAGGTCTTGGCCGAGCGCCTCGACGGCGCGGAAGACTCTCTCGACCCGCCGCACCTCGATAGCCCAGTTTTCTCGGAATGCGTCAACGGCCGCGCACTCTTCAGGCGAGACAGAAACAAGCGAACGGACCAGCCTCGCACCCGCGCGTGTTTGTTCCGTATCCGTTTCTGTAAACGAAGACGAAGACGAAGACGAAGACGAAAGGCTTTCGCTGGGCTTTCCGGAATGAAAGCCCGGCGAAAGCCCCGGCTTTCTATCCGGTGTTGATTTCATTGGCCTTCCGCCCTTTCGTCCATTCTCCGAGTTGAGCATGGAGCGCTCCCGCGGTGGAACTCCTTGTCTCTCCGAAGACGAAGACGAAAGGCTTTCGCCGGGCTTTCCGGAATGAAAGCCCGGCGGAAAGCCCGGCGAAAGCCCCGGCTTTCTATCCGGTGTTGATTTCATTGGCCTTCCGCCCTTTCGTCCCTTCTCCGAGTTGAGCATGGAGCGCTCCCGTTGTAGAACTCGTTCTCTCTCAAGACGTAACTGAGACAGGCGGCCATCGCCATCCGGCGCGAAGCATGGAGCCACAGAAGGCCAGCACGATCTGAAGGTTTTGGATGAGATTTTAAGGAGCCGCTGGAGACGTATCGGATCGGCCGGGATGGAGCCTTCGGTCCAACAGTTCATCAGGAGGCGCATGTACATCCCAAACTCCTGGAGCGTCATCGCCTTGCATCGCTCATCCGAGTCGATATCCTTCGGGTAGATCGAGAAGGCCGGCGAGGGGGCCTTCATTGGTATCGATCTTTCATCTCGCGTCTCCCCGCAATGAAGATTTTTTCTCCCGAAGACGGCCCGCGCAAAGGGCCGGGGGAGATCCGGCGAACTTTCGTTCCGAGGGGGCCGCTAAACCGCCCTCGCCCTTTGCGCTTCCATGGATTATATCTCATTTCCCGCTTCCGGTATCTTGAATCGGACATCCTGTGTCCGCGACCCGCGTCTTCTTCATCGCGCAAGCTCCTTGAGGATCTCCTCGAATCGGATCGAAGAACGCAGCGTCCGTTCCATCGTGCTCAGCGGGCTCTTCATCGACTCGACCGCCTTCTCGTCCTCGACGATGAAGGTCCGGGCTTCGTTCAACTTCTGAAACATCTTCCACCTGGCCTCGTCGAGATACGTGTCCACCTGGAACTCCCGACACACCGGCTCGTCGCCCCGATACCGCGGAATGCCGATCATCGTTCCGTCGCACGCACCGACCAAGCCCATCTCTCGGAGCAGCATCCGGTACGCGACGTTTTGAAGGTGCATCGAATGGCGCTCGACGGGCGGCTTCCAGTCGAGCAGCGTGAGCCGACCTCGAACGAAGGCAAGACAGTCTACGGTACCGGCAAGACAATGCTTTTCGCTGAAGACCTTGAATTCCATCGCGACCGGGTCGATCTCGACCGACTCGGCCCACCTCCTCCACGGGTCGAACAACTCCAGCGCCCGATCGCTCACGTCCGGGTCTGGAGTCTTCACGCCGATCAAGGCGTTCAAATGCTGGTCGATCAGTGCATGGATCTGCGTCCCAAGATCCGCCGTCTTCCGAGCGAACTTCGACGCCGCCGTCTCACGTTGAAGCAGTTCGTCGAACTTCGCCCCGGCGAGTAGGGCCAGTTCCTCGGTTCCGATGCTCCAGCCGTCTCGGAGAATCTCCTGCACCATCAAAACTGCGGTGCTACGGTCGCTGATCTTCTGCATCTTCGCAGACCATGGACCCATCCACGGTTTCGGAATCATCGCCTCCAGCACCGTCGTGACCGATGGCAGTCTCGTTTTGATCTTGTCTCGCTTCATGGTGTAGACGTGGCTCCGACTCAGCGTCAGATCCTTCGCCAGTTCCGCGTGCCGTCTGACGAATTCTTCTCGGAATGCGACTCGTTGTGTCCTGTCCATTTTCGCTTTCTCCAATTTTCCGCGCAGACTATTCTGCGCCGTCCTAAGAATACGCCTTTCCGTGCCTGCCTTGCCTTGTCGTGCCTTGCCTAACCGCGCCCCGCCCCGCCTGCCTTGCCTTGTCGTGCCAAGCCGTGCCTAGCCGCGCCTGCCTTGCCTTGCCCTGCCTCGCCGGGCCATGCCTGGCCTCGCCTGCCTCGTCTTGCCAGGCCATGCCGCGCCTCGCCTGGCCTCGCCTGCCTCGTCTTGCCAGGCCATGCCTTGCCTTTCCGTGCCTGCCTTGCCTTGCCCGGCCAAGCCGCGCCCCGCCTGGCCCCGCCTGCCTCGTCTTGCCAGGCCATGC